AAAGCCTTAATGAGAGGCGATTCTAAAATCACAAATCTAGTCACTTCCTCTAAAGATGAATCAGGCGAAGCGGCTGGCTTAACCATTCCCCAAGATTTAAGAACTTCGATTAATGTCTTGAAACGCCAATATGATGTGATGGAGCAATATGTCAATGTTGAAAATGTAACTACAGCCTCAGGTTCTCGTGTTTATGAGAAATGGATAAATATTACCCCACTTACAAAATTAGATAGCGAAGATGAAACCATTGGAGCCAATGACGATCCCAATCTTAAACTTGTTAAGTATCAGATTGGACGCTACGGAGGGATCACAACAGCGACCAACTCCCTACTTAAAGATAGTGCCGAAAATATTATGTCATGGTTGACGGGTTGGATTGCTAAGAAAGTCGTCGTTTCTCGTAATAAAGAAATCATCTCACTCATGCAAGCAGCTCCTAAAAAACCAGCCCTCTCTACTTTTGATGATATTATCACTATGATTAATACGGCAGTCGATCCAGCAATTAAAGCAACTTCTATTTTAATTACCAACACAAGCGGGCTCAACCAACTTACTTTAGTTAAAGATGCGTTAGGGAATTATTTGTTACAACCTGACCCCGTTCAACCTGATCGCTATTTAATCAAAGGAAAACGAGTCGTTGAAATCAGTGACCATTGGCTTCCAAGTGGTGGAGAAGCAAGCAGCCCGCTTTATCCGCTCTATTATGGCGACTTTAAACAAGCCATGACTTTATTTGACCGCGAAAACATGTCATTGCTTCCAACAAATATTGGTGCTGGTGCATTTGAAACCGATACGACAAAAATTCGTGTGATTGACCGCTTTGACGTTCAGCTTACCGATACAGAAGCCTTTGTGGCAGGGTCATTTTCAGCGATCTCAGATCAAAAAGGAAATATCAATACTGAAGCTACACCTACAACAACTAATCATAAGGAGAAATAATAATGGACATTCGTCATATTGAAGAAAAAACAAAAGAATTAAAAGCACAATCAATTCCTCTGGTTCAAGCCGTTGAAAAAACACAAGCCTTAGTCAATGAGTTAAGCACAAAACTTGAGAATATGAAAGTAGACAAACAACAGCCAGATATTGATGCGACTCTTGCACAAATGGCTAAAGAACGAGATGCTCGTGTTTTACTTGATGAACTGACGGAACATCTTACCAAGCAAAAAGAAGCACTTCATCAATTTTGGAATAATGAAGAAACCAATTATGCCATTAAAACTGAGGCTAATCGCTCACAAGAATACTTGAGTCCAACAGAATCTCAATTGATTGAGGGATTAATTGATAACTCTTTAAAACGAAAATTAAAAGCTTATGGTAAAGAAGTGGAAGAAGCTCGAAATAAAGCCATTGAGATTGTGAATTATCTGAAAGAAAACAATTATGATCAGTCCGTTGGTAATGCTCTCCATCCGTTAGTTGAAGCCAAAAACTTTTATTACTTTAGAATGGCTCAGTTGATTAGTTCTACTTTTCAACATGAATTGATGGAATATTTGCTTGATGACGGGCTGATCACAAATTATCCTGGCTATTATACTCCACGCCGATAAGAGTTTAATCATCCATAATTTCGAGCTGAGAAAGCCTATAAGTATCAGGCTTTCTTGTTATTATAAAGGAATCATGACGGATAAATATATGACAATCAGATATTATTGGGGAAGGCCTAAAGATGTTGTAAGGTGGTATCTTAGAGGAACATTATACTTAAGCGCTCAAAGCAGGCAGTCTTATATTGAAAAGACAAAAGCTGAAGCAGGTAACTTACCAAGACTTCTTAAACTATTAAATAATCTTGATGAAATATTTGATACAGCAGATACTGACAGCATAGCATTACTATGTTTGAGGTACGTTGAACTATTAAGTGTTGCAGAGACTACAAAACGGACAGGACTTTCCGCTTATCAGATTACTTCAAAGATAGGTAAACTCATGAAGGAAGCTAAAGAAATTATAGCCAAAGCATGATATAATAGAACTATCATAAGTCCCAGAGATGGGCAGTGGTATAATAAGTTCAGGAAAGTATCTCTAATTGTGGAGGTACTTTTTTGTTTAAGAGGGATGACATTATGAATGAAGTTAAATTCAATATTAGGCTTTATTTTACGGGCGGGATGAAACGCTTAACGGATAGGATAGACAGCACAGACAACCTCACACCGCAACGCTTTGTATTCAACGCAATGACAGAGCTGTTTGATTCATTGAGTGATGAGGACTTAAAGCTGATTCGTTTGAGATATGTTGAGGACTTAACGCTGGACGAGATTGCAAGTCGCTGTTATCTGAATGAATCAACGATCAGACGTCACACCAACCCAACGGTTAAGCAAGTGAAAGAGATTATAGCGAAAGCAAAGAAGAATGAATTGATAGATAGAAAAGAGAAAATAGAATGCCAATGACTGGACGTTGTCGTGAGCTTAACTGCCACGCTATGGTGATTAGACCGCTACACTATTGTACTAAGCACGCTGATAAAGAAGCTGCATATCAAGCAAGCAGAGAGCGATGGACTAATCGTAATGATGATACTAAAAGATATAAGGACTATAACAAACGTAAGCGTGAATATAGTGACATTAAAGTAGAACAGAATAAGTTCTATCAAAGCAAGCAATGGAAGTCTATACGTGATGTAGTAAGACGTAGAGATAACTTCCTTTGTCAGTACTGTAAAGCGCATAACAGAGTAAGAACTGGTAAGATAGTGGACCACATCGTGCCAGTTGAGTTTGACTTGAATGGTAAGACCGTGATGGATAACTTGGCTTTCTGTTGTAGCAAATGCCATACAAGGAAGACTAAGTGGGAACAAATTTATTATGGAACTGGTTACGGAAATAAAACTAAAAATGTAATCCCCATAAAAAATGTAAAAGATGTCCCTGATTTTCAAAAAAATGAACGATAATTTTTAATAACCCTCCCCCGTATATTTTTACAGGGAAAGCACACACATAGGTTTAGAAACGTTTTAAAGTTCAATTTTGAAAATTTTTATATAGGGGGGGTCAAAACACTAAAAGAAAGGAGAAAAAATGACAGCTAAGAAGTTCAAAGACAGTAATGACGGGAAGTTGTCCTATCGTGCACCTAAGCACCTTTCTCCTCTCGCAAGTGCTTGTTGGCGTAAAACTGTTCCCTTTCTTGAGGAACAAAAGCCAGTTGATAAGATTGATTCGTTTTTAGTTGAAATGTACTGTACTCAGTATGAAATTTATAGAAATTCATATGAACATCTCAAAAAACATGGTGAGGTTCAAGAAATTTATAAACCAGTTCAAGATATGACTGGTGAAATTATTGACAGACAATTTCAAGGTTTCAAACGTAATCCAATGACTCAAATTTACTCGGATGCAATAAAAAATCTTACAAAGATTGGTTCTGAATTAGGGTTATCTCCAAAATCTCGTTCTGAATTGATGGAACTTAATATGCAAACAAACGAAAATGAAGATGATGGAATGGGGGATTTCTTCGATGAAGATTGATTTAACTCAAACCCATGATATTATCGGTACATATCATTCGCTAAATTATGAAGATATTAGAGAAGAATATCAAGACCCTGCTACAAAATATGCTTTTGATGTCTTAGATGAAAAGTACACAACAGGATATTTAATGCAATTAGCATGTTTTAGGCATTTACAGGACTTAAAAAGGACAGGAAATGAAGATTTTCCTTTTAATTACGAAGTAAAACATGTAAAAAGGTTAATGAAATTCTCTAAAATGGCTCCAAACGTAGATACTATGGAACCGACTAAATTAATGGAGTGGCAGAAGTTTATGCTATCTTTATTAATAGGTTGGAGAAATAAAGAAGGTGGTAAACGTTTCAGTCGTGCAATTATATCTGTAGGACGCGGTCAAGGGAAAACTTATATGTTAGCCATATTAATGGCCTATTCATTTTTTGTAGAAAGTCGTGGTTTAAGTAACCAGGACTTTTTAGTTTCATCCATTAATGCAAAACAAACAGGTAAATTATATGGCTATTTGAAATCGATGATTAATGTCCTTAGAACAATTAATCCATGGAAAAATATAGCTGATAAAACCGACCTAAGCTTACAAGCTGACAAAATTATTATGAGAAACCATAATAATGTGATTCGCCCAATTTCTCATGAAGCTGGACAGTATGATTCATATCACTTTACAACCGCTATCTTTGATGAAATAGGCGAAGTAAAAAGCCGTGAGAATATTTCTAAGATTGTATCAGGGCAAGTTAAAGTTCCTAACCGTCAATTTGTTCAAATTTCAACAGCATATCCTGACCCTACAGTTCCCTTTCATGAAGATGAGAAGATGCTGCAACAAGCAATGGAACAAGACTTTTTAAGAGATGCTGATACTTATCTATGTTTAATTTGGAGTAATGACAGTTTAGATGAAACTTACAAGCCAGAAACTTGGGTAAAATCAAATCCTTTATTAGATTTAGCTTCAGAACATGATAATCTCATGCAAGGACTACTTGATAAGCGTGATAACGATGTACTTACTGGTGCTGTTCATGACTTCCAATGTAAGAATCTTAACATGTGGCTTTCATCAGATATAGACAGTTATTTAAACCTAGCAGATGTTGAAAAAGCGATTGTTCCTGAATTTAATATCTATGGTCAACGCTGTTATGTTGGTGTTGACTATTCTATGTCATCAGATAATACAGCAGTTGCTTTTGTTTACCCGTATGTAAGCGAAGAAGGGCAGGCAAAATGGCATGTTGAACAACATTCGTTTATTCCTTTTCAAGCTGCAGGGTCAATTGAAGCCAAAGAAAAGCAAGATGGTATTAACTATAGAGAACTTGAAACCAAAGGATTCTGTACAATCACAAGTCATCAACAAGGATTAATCAATGATGATGAATTCTATGAGTGGATTGTAAATTATATAGAAGAAAATTCACTTGACGTTTTATTTTTTGGATATGATGCAATGGGAGTGACTAAAGTTATTCAAATGCTGCTTAATAATACTGGATTTAATTTGCAACCTATTAGGCAACGGACAGGAGAACTGGCAAAGCCCACTAAATTCTTACAAAAGATATTTGTTGAAGGAACAATTAGCCGTCTGGATGACAAAATAATGGAAAAAGCATTATTAAATGCTGTATTGCGTGAAGATTCAGTTGGTATTCAAGTAGATAAGCGAAAAGCTACACTTAAAATTGACGTTGTTGATGCAATTATAGATGCTCTATATCAAGGTATGAATCATTTTGAAGATTATGGTATGGCTAATGATAGAAGTTGGCAAGTTGAGCATATGACACCAGAACAAGTAAAAGAATGGGTTACTAGCCAAGAATCTGGCTTATTAGACCTTGAGGATGAAATAGATGATGATTGGGGATTCGATGAAGATTTTTAAAGCGTTTTTTAAAAAAATATGGGATGTTTTTGATGTTCTATGCTTCTCTTTAGCAGCTATTACGTTAAATATCACAGTTTTTCTAATGAACTTATTTGCTGGTGGAATTACATTAACAGTAACATTTATTATTTTTGGAGTTGGTTCTTGGTTTATTAGTTCCAAAATTACGAAGGGAGGTGATTGATTTTGCCAATATTAAACTTTATCAACCAAACAAATGATCCGCCAGAAGCTGGTAGTGTTCAAAGCTATTTTCCAGATGGAAATGATGCTCAAATAATGGAAAGTTTGCTTGGAGATAATAATGAATGGGTTTCAGCTCGTGCAGCATTAAGAAATTCAGACCTATTTTCTATTATTTTGCAACTATCTAGTGATTTAGCAATAGTTAAGATCAATGCTGAAAAGAAAAAGAATCAAGGAATCATTGATAATCCAAGTACTAATGCTAATAAACATGGGTTTTGGCAATCAATGTTTGCACAGTTGCTTTTAGGAGGCGAAGCATTCGCTTATCGTTGGAGAAATGCTAACGGCGCTGATATGAAATGGGAATATTTAAGACCATCTCAAGTGAATACTTATTATTTTGAGTATGAAAATGGAATGTATTACAACATCACTTTTGATGATCCTAAGATAGAACCTATTTTACAAGCTCCACAGAGCGATTTGATTCATATGAAACTACTATCAATCGATGGTGGTAAAACTGGAATTAGTCCACTTTACTCTTTGAGGCGTGAATCAAAAATCCAAAGAGCCTCTGATAGATTAACAATTAGTTCATTGAATAGTTCATTAAATGTTCCTGGTGTACTTACTGTTAAAGGTGGTGGGCTTCTTAGTGATAAAGATAAAGCATCTCGTTCTCGTTCGTTTATGAAACGTTCAAGAAGTGGTGGCCCTGTAGTATTAGATGACCTTGAAGAATTTACTGCACTAGAAATTAAATCAAATGTAGCTCAATTATTATCACAAACAGATTGGACTTCTAAGCAATATGCTAAAGTATATGGGCTTCCTGACAGCTATATTGGTGGACAAGGTGACCAACAATCTTCAATCCAACAAATAAGTGGAATGTACGCAAGTGCATTAAATCGCTATTTAAGACCTGCTATAAGTGAATTAGAGTATAAGTTAAGCGACCACATAAGCGTTAACATGAGACCAGCTATTGACCCTCTTGGTGATAATTACTTATCTACTATTAGTACTGCTACAAGATGGGGTGCATTGGCTGAAAATCAAGCTACATTTGTCTTGCAAGAAGCAGGATATATTCCTAAAGACCTACCGGCTCCTGAAAATACAAATAAAAAGACAACTGGCCAAAGTAATGAGCCAGTACCATAGGAAAGGAGGTGGTCATGGTGATTATTCTTAGAAAGGAGGTAAATGATGACAGTAATCGACATTAAAGGAGATGTAGTTGATAATAGTTACGGAATGATGTATGACTGGTTTGGAATCGATTATACAAGTCCATCTAAAGTTAATGATGCCTTAGTAAATGCTGATGATGAAGAAATTGTTTTAAATATCGCTTCTAATGGCGGAGATGTATTTGCAGCTTCTGAGATTTATACTGCTATTAAGATGAATGGTAAACCTGTAACTGTAAATATTCAAGGGTTGGCAGCATCTGCAGCATCGGTAATTGCAATGGCTGGCGATACGGTAAATATCTCTCCAACAGCCCAATTGATGATTCATAAGGCTATAAGTGGTAGCCAAGGAAATGCTGATGACTTTGAGCAAGAAGCTAAAGTTTTAAATGGCGTTGACCAATCTATTGCTGCAGCTTATGAATTAAAAACTGGTATGAAACAATCTGACTTATTGCAGTTGATGTCTAACGAAACATGGATGACAGCTCAAGATGCAGTGGATAAAGGATTTGCAGACAACATTATGTTTGTGGATGCTAATAAACCAGTATTTTCTAACTCAATCGGAAATATTCCAACTGCTGATAAACTTAATGAATTTATGAATTTCATGAATTTCAAAAATCGGAATAACCCTCCGAAAGAAGAACCAATTATAGAAAACAAACAAGCTGATTTACGTTCTCGTAAGTTGGCTATTTTATTAGAAAAATAAAGGAGACTCAAATGGGAGTTAAATTAACAGTAAATCAATTGAACGAAGCATGGATTGCTTCAGGAGATAAAGTCACAGACTTTAATGACCAAATCAACATGGCTCTTAATGATGATAATTTTTCAGCAGAGGCTATGTCAGAATTAAAAAATAAACGTGATAATGAAAAAGTTCGCCGCGACGCATTGAGAGAACAACTTGTTGAAGCTCAAGCTGAGCAAGTAGTTAATATGCGTGAAGAAGAAAAAGTTCCATTGAACAAAAGCGAAAATAACCTTAAAGACCAATTTGTTTCAGATTTCGTAAATATGGTTCGTAATCCTGTGGCATTTCTCAATACCGTTTCATCTAAAACTGAAACTAGCGGAAGTGATAGTGCTGCTGGACTTACTATTCCGCAAGATATCCGTACTATGATTAACACATTGGTTCGCCAATATGACTCGCTACAACAATATGTACGTGTTGAGAGTGTTTCTACTTCAAGCGGTAGTCGTGTATATGAAAAATGGACTGATGTAACTCCGTTGACTGTAATGGATGCAGAAGATGGAAAAATTCCAGACCTTGACAATCCTCAGTTGACAATTATCAAATACTTGATTAAACGTTATGCGGGAATCATCACTGCAACGAATACATTGCTTAAAGATACAGCAGAAAATATTCTTGCATGGTTATCAAGCTGGATTGCTAAGAAAGTGGTTGTGACTCGTAACCAAGCGATTATTGAAGCAATGGGTACAGTTCCTAAAAAACCAACAATCGCTAAATTTGATGATGTTATTACTATGATTAATACATCTGTTGATCCTGCGATTATCGCTACTTCAAGTCTTTTGACTAACCAGTCAGGGTTGAATAAACTTGCTTTGGTTAAAACTGCTGAAGGTAAATATTTGCTCGAACCAGACCCAACAAAACCTAATTCATATCTAATTAAAGGTAAACAAGTTATTGTTGTTGCTGATCGCTGGCTTCCAAATAGTGGATCAACAGTTTATCCACTTTACTATGGAGATATGTCACAAGCTATTACATTGTTTGACCGTGAAAACATGTCATTACTTCCAACTAATATTGGTGCTGGTGCATTTGAAACTGATACGACAAAAATTCGTGTGATCGATCGCTTCGATGTTAAAGCTACTGACTCAGAAGCTTTAGTTGCTGGTTCATTTACTGCAATTGCAGACCAAGTAGGTACTTTTACTGCAGGAAAGTAGGTAATTTATGACAGTAACTGTTGATGACTTACTAGATCAGTTATCAGAAGATGATGATCGCAAACCGCAACTTCAAATTTATTTTGATACAGCTACAACATATGTGAAAAATGCAGTGAGTTCTGATACAGTTGATGCTCCATTTTTCAATGTAGAAAACGTTTCTCCAATTTATGATGTAGCTGTTCTTAGCTATTCGATGGATTTGTGGATTAATCGTTCTACAACTATGCCTCCTACTACGGCTGTAGATCACATGGTTGGTCAGTTGAGAGGCCTTTATTCTTCGTGGAAGGAGGCGCAAGATGGTCAAAACTTACAAACCGAATGATTTTAACAGAAAATGTAAGATTGGAGTTACTAAAACAGTAACTACTCCAACTGGAGGTAAGATTGAAAAAATTGACCCAGCAACGGTTTTAAATGTTCGATTTGCGGCTAAAATGAGATCACTTGCGCTTCAATTTCAGATAATTGGTACAACTACGGCTGATACATTCGACATTGCAATTAGACATAATAAGCTAGTTACAAAGAAAATGTTTGTTCAAATAGATGATGTTCTTTACAACATTATTAATATTTCTTCAGATGAATCTGCAAAGCTTATTAAATTTGATATTTTGACTCTTCAAGCGAAGAAGAAAGGAGCTTAATATGGCTACTTTTGTGGAAGCAATGCAACTAATCATTAATCAAGCAGAATCATTAAGCACAAAGATGTCTGTAGAAGATAAAGCCGAAGTTACAAAGGCAGGCGCTAAAGTTTTTGAGCAAGCATTGGCTTACGAAGTTAGAAATAGGCACTACCGCCATCGTGATACTGGAGAAGATCCACATTTAGCGGATAGTATTGTTATGAAAAATAAGAATATTGACGGAATTAAAGATGGTCAAAGTGTTGTAGGATGGGAAAGAAGTACGGAAAAAGGTACCCATACAAAAGGTTATATCGCTAATATTATTAATAACGGTAGTCGTTTTCCTCAGTTTACAACACGTTCTGGAAGAAAGTACAAAAAGCCCGGTGAAGTTGCGGTTCATGCAGATCATTTTATTGAAGAAACAAGAATGAACCTCATTGTTCAGCAAGGAATATTAAAAGCTGAAGCTGAAGCAATGAGGAAAATAATTAATAGAAAAAAGAAGGAGAATAACTTATGAAAAGACCAGTTGAAATTGTTCAAGACATAATTGCAGCTAGTGACTTTCCGCATGATGAAATCTTTCTTGATTCTATTCCTAGTGAAAAATTAGATTCTAGTAATGAAACGCAAGTTTTACTGACAGAATCTGATAATGGACCAAGTGATTATGGTAACTCAGATTTTATTTCACTCATGTATGGTGTTTATATTCAAATCTTTTACTCGAACGCTGAAGATTCTGGTATAAATATTGTTCAAAGCGAAATTAATCTGATGAAATCATTTATAAATAATGATTGGCTTATTGCGCAATCAAAAAGTCACTATATAGACCCTGATACAGGGCAAATTATTAAAAATTTAACGGTGCAACGCATCATGACGTTAAGCGAGATAGCAAATAGCTAACTCGTTTTTTATTTAAGAAAGGAATTTAAAATGGCAACAAAAGGTTTAAAAATGGTTACACTTGCTCTATTGGATGAAAAAGGAGTGATTGTTAAAGGAGACACTGGTTTATCTACCAATGGAGTCTTCCCAATTACTGATGAAATGTTAGGTACAAAAACTGCAAACATCACTAATTTATCAAGCGCTCCAACAATGATTTATGGTAATGATGGTCAAGTAGATGCAGATATTGCAAAAGGTACTCCTTCAGTAGCTTTTGCATTTAATGGTCTACCAGTAGATATTAAAAACAAATTGCTTGGTCGTGTAAACGATACTAAAGGTGGTTATACACAAGGAAGTATTCCAAAAGTAGCAGTCTTGATTCAAACAACTACAATCGGTACTGCGAAGCCACAATATGTTGCTTTTGCTGCTGGTAAAATGAACGAAACAGCAATGAACTTGCAAACAAATACTAATGCAGTTGTTCGTGTTGATGACGCATTGACATTTACTGCATTCTCTGTAAGTCGTTGGGGCGGAGAAGCTGTCAAATTCTTTGATGGTGGAGATTCAAAATTTACTGAAGACGTGATGATGAAAGATGTATTTAATGGTTATGCTGGAGTTGGAGTTTAATAAATTATACAACGACTATAACTAGACATTAATAATTAAAAGGCGGAGTAATCCGCTTTTTATATGGGATAGATAGATGGTCTATTATATTAGGTTCGATACCTGACTATTCCTTTACAAAAAGTAAAATAGAGGAGATATACAATGAAATTATCATTACCAGAAATTAGAGAAGAATCATTTGAAGTTAAAACTTCAATTAAGAACATTAAAAAAATGCATGCCTACCAATTGGAACTAGCAAAAAGCCAAGAAAAACTTGCTTCAGTTCAGGATGGAACACTAGAAGAATTAACCAAAGCAATCGCTCTTGATGATATGTCAGTAATTAATAATGCTGAAAAATTTATTACTGAAATTCTAGGTTTAAATAAAAAAGAAGTAGATAAATTACAAGAATTTGACCGTGGGCAATTTATGAATTTACAATCTAAACTTGTTCTTTCACTTCAAGGGTATGATGATGATCAAATCGATACTATGTTTACTGAGGAGGTTGACTCTGCCGAAAAAAAAGTTCAAGCATTGAAGAACGAAAAGTCTACCACCACAACCAATTAATAGATTTACAACTATTTGAAAAAAATATTATCGAAAATTGGCACTGGACATTAGAGCAAGTAGATAATCATGATTATTATGACTTAATTGATGTGTTTAAAGCGAATGAAGATAATAAGATGGCTTCATTTGATGATTTGAAGAAAATGTTTGGACAATAATAAATATTATATCTTGTAATATGAACTATATAGTGGTATAATTACTTCATAAAATATTATTTTTGGAGATTTAAATGGAAGAGCAAAGTAAAGTTTCATCAAAAGAAAACATATTTAGTTATTTCCCGAGATTTGAAGAAACAGATGAAGGAAAACATGCAATTAAAGAAAATCAATCTGAGTTTCGGAAATCTAAAACTGGAAGAGTACTGTCTATTATACTAATAGTAATTTCTCTTTTGTTTTTATTGCTTTCGAGACAGTTCATATGGGGAGTAATATTATTTGCATGTGGAGTTCTAGGATTTCTATCTCAAAAAAATAGAGAACAAAAAGCAAATATTAATTATTATAATTCGGTTACTAGTTATACCATGGATATCGCAAATTTTTTGATTGAAAAGAAATTCGTTGGCTCAAAAGGAATAGCTTCTCATGATTTTGGCTTTATTTATAATAATGATTTTTGTGCTTATTTTTCAATTTTAAACGGAAATTTAATTATATACTCCAAAGAAGATATTAAAGAAGTTCAAAAAGAAAGAGTTTTAATTGGTACTACAACTACATCTGTATCATCAGGTAAAACAAGGAATACAGTAGGAACAACAATTGGTTTGAATCCTATGGGTACAAGAAAAATAAATTTTACCACTAACGCAAATTCTGTTAGTAATTATGAATGGCATTTAGATATATTTTCAAATTTTATGGATTATCCTAGAGTTTCAATGGTATTTAAAGATAGCCAGCAAATGGAAAATTTGATTAGTGAAGCATATGCTTTTTTATTGCCGTAATTAAAAAATAAAATAAAATACAAAACGTCTAAATAAATTAGGCGTTTTTTTATACTCAAAAATTAGAAAGGAGTAAAAATGGCAGATATAATGGTTGATTCAGTCACCACAGGGATTGACTTGAATGAGACAAAGGCTGTTGAGGCTATCAACCGCTTAAAATCAGCAGTTAAAGATAGTACTCGTGAATGGCAGATTAATGAAGCACAGGCTAAATCTGCTGGAGATGCTGTTTCTGCATCAAAATATCGCTATGAAGGTCTTAGTGAAGCAATGGAAAAGCAAAAAGCTTATATTGCTAACCTTTCAGAAGGTATGAAGACAATCAATAGAGATACTGATGCTGGCGAGAAAGCTTATCAAAAATATAATGCTCAGTTAAGCACAGCAGAACGTTCTCTTGCCTCAATGACAGGGCAATTAAACCGTGCGAAATCAGCTTATGAATATCAACAAACAGGAATTGAAGATTTAAATAAATCTCTCAGTGCTAATGATAAACTCATGCAGTCTCAAATTGATTTATATGAGAAGACTCGTAATAAAATGGGAGCTGCCAAAGCTGAAGTTTCTGGTCTATCTACTTCATACGCAAAGCAAACTGAAATTTATAGAGCCCAAGTAACTGAGCTTAAACGTTTAGAATCTGCTGAGGGTACAAGTTCAGAAACTCTTGTCAAACAAAAAACAAGGGTAAATGAAGCTGCTTCGTCATTATTAAACTATAGAAATAAACTCTTAGAAGCTAACTTGGCAGTTACAAAGATGCAGCCGTTTAATTCCGAGTCTCTCATTGGTAAAGGCCTAAATACTGTTTATCAAACGACTGAAAAAGCTACAACGGCTATGGCAGCAGGATACCAAAAAGTAAAAAATGCAGCATATCAAAGCGCTTTTGGTATTGCAGCAATTGGAGCCGCAGCTATAAAAGGCTCTCAAATGGCAGCTGATTTGCAGGATAGTTATATTAGAACAACCAATCTTGCTGTAACTGGTGGTGAAAAAGTTGCAGAAGTAACCAAAAATGTTGCTCAAATGCAAAAAGATGGGGCTCAATACTCTGTAGAATATGGTAAATCGCAAAAAGAAATTGCAGAAGGATATCAAGAACTTATTAAACGCGGATATACATCTACTGAAGCTTTAGGTGCTATGCGTTCAGAATTACAAGCCTCTGTTGCTTCTGGCGATGATTTTAATAATGTATTGAGCGTAACCTCTCAAGTTGTCGATGCTTACGGCATGCGTACTGATAATGCAGCACAAATGACTAAAAATACAAAAGATGTAGTTAATCAATTAGCTTATGCAGCAGATATGACAGCGACAGATTTTGCAAGCATGGGTAAAGCTATGGAGTATGTTGGTGATTCAGCTCATTCAGCAGGTTTTCAACTATCAGAGGCATCTTCAGCAATTGGTATTCTTTCGAACCACGGTTTAGAAGCTGATAAAGCTGGTACTGGACTTCGTAAAGTAATTAACTCAATTACTGGTGCATTAAGTGATCAGTCAGCTAGCCAAGAAGATGCTGCTAAATCAGAGTCTGCACTTAATGAAAAAATTGCAGAGCACCAAAAGAAACTTGAAGAAGCTCAAGCGGTTGTTAATTCTGGTACAGGGAATACTAAAGCAGCAACTAAAGCTATTGAAAAGCAAAAAGAAGCAATAGGGAAGCTTCAAGATAAAGTAGACCAATTGCAATCTGGTGGTGCTGCCAAAGATATGCTTTCTAAACTTGGAATTAAAAATAGTGATTTAGTAGATGCTAATGGTAACCTAAAGGATTTAACAACTATTATGTCCATAGTAAATGATCATACAAAAAATATGGGAACTGCTGAAAAAAACTCTGTTTTTCAACAATTATTTGGAACAACAGGGCAACAAGCTGGTATTATTCTCGCTCAAAATAATAAAGAACTTGAAGAGCTAAATAATAAAGTAAAAAACTCTGCTGATGGTCAAGGATATGTTGCAAATCTTGCCAAGAAAAATATGGGATCGGTTAAGTCGGAATTAAAACAATTCAAGGCAGCTGGTGAGGCTGTTTTAATTATGATCGGTCAAAAGTTCTTGCCAGTTTTATCTGATGCAGCCACTTCAATGGCTAAGGCATTTAATTCTAAAGAGGGTAAGCAAGGGCTTGAAGAAATAGCTAAATGGATTGCGGAAATATTCCAAAAGCTCGTTGATACTGTAAAATTTATCGGGGAACATAAAGATTTTGTTGTAAATACAGCCAAAGTTTTCGCTAGTATTTGGGCAGTTAATAAAATCGGCGATGCCCTAGCGATGGTTAAAAAAATTAATAACGAGCTTAAAATAATGTCAGGTATGAATGCTTTATCTGATGCATTATCAGGAGGTTTAGGAACAGGAGGCATTAAATCTTCTGTAGGTAAAGGTGTCGCTGCTGAAGCTGGAACAGTTGCTTCAACAGTAACTAAAAGAGGCGTAGTTGCTGAAGGTGAAGCGCTTGTTGCCTCTGGCGGTTTATCAAAAGCTACTTCCTTAATTCCAAGACTATTAGGAATTATTGGTTCTGTAGGCGGAAGTACAGTCTTGTCTGGCGGAATAAATGCAGGAGCTGAATTACTCAGTAAAGATAGTACAGCTCAGAAAACTGGTGGAGTTGCTGGCTCACTCGGTGGAGCAGCAGCAGGTGCAGCTATTGGTTCTCTTATCGCTCCTGGTATTGGTACAGCAATTGGTGCAGCGATTGGCGGAATGGGTGGTAAAAACTTAGGTAAAAAACTTGGGGATTTGATTAATGACGGATTAAAAGAATCTTCACTAAAAAGTGAAAAACTACCAGTTGTTAAGTTTGACCCTAAAGCACCAACTAAAGACATGAAAGAGTTCTCTAAGGACTACCAAGGCTTCTTGGATAAAATCAAAAAATCAACAACTATTGATATTGTAGATGAGAAATCACTTGAAAAAGCTAAGAAAGCAACTGCTGATGCTTATGCGAAGATGTCTAAAGATATTGATAAATTTTATCAGAAACAAGAAAAGGATTCTAAAAAGCAAATTGATATTCTAGTTAAAAATGGTGTAATTACTCAAGCTCAGGCTGACAAATTAAACAAAGGTCAAAAAGATTCAGACGATAAGCAGAAAGCTGCTCAGAAGAAGAATCTTGATGAGATGAAGAAAAATACTGATAATTACTATGCTAGTGTTTCTAAAGAGCAAAAAAGAGCTAATGACGCTAACGCAAGATTAACTAAAGATCATAATGCTGAAATTAAAAAAATTAAATCAGGAAGTACCGATGCTCTTTTAGCATTGGAAAAGAAATACGGAAAAAATTCTCCTCAATATCAAAAAGAGATGATGGCTGAAATTTTAAGAGCAACTAATTCTTTTGATGATAAACAAGAGAAAAATAAAAAAGAGCATAGTAACAATATGAATAAGATTGAAAAAGACTATGCTAAGTCTCAAACTAAAGCTGAAGAGCAGATGAATAATCAAATCAATACTGCTACTAAAATTGCTCAAAATAAACAGCTTGATTTACTTGAAGATTTAAAAAATAAAAAAGGTAAATTAAATCAGAAACAATTAATTGATACTATTGAAAAAGCTGACGATGAATATAAAGGGGTTAAGGATAAGGCTCAAAAGCAAAAAGATGAAGCTGTTAAAGCAGCTAACGAAAAATACAAGAAGACAGTAGCAGCAGCGGACAAAGAACGTGCAGAAAACGGCTCAATGTCCAAAGCTCAGTATGATGAAATCGTTAAAAATGCTCAAAAGCAAAGAGACGATACGATTTCATCAGCTAAAAAACAACAAACAGAGGTTACGGATAAAGCACAAAAAACCCATGATAAAACAGTTGAATTAGCGAATAGTAAAGCCGATAAAAATGTTAAAGCTGCAGCTAAAGAGCAAGGAGAGACTGTCGAACAATATACAAAAGGATTTAAGGATTCTAGAAATTTAATCAATTCATTCATTGATGGAATTAACGGAGTTCTTAACTTCTTACATAAAGGTTGGGGGAATATTGGTCATGTAAGCCTCAAAGGTTTTGCGACAGGTACTCGTGGTTTAGCGCAAGATGAAACAGCTTTAGTTGGTGAAGAAGGTTTTGAACTTGCTCATCATCCAAGCCGTGGTATTTTTGCAGTTGGACAACAGGGCCCTGAAATTCGTAATTTGAAAGCTGGAACTTCAATTCTTCCCCACTCAATGTCAAAAGAGTTTCTTTCATTAACAGCAAATTTACCAGCTCATGCGGACGGTGTATCTGGATTCTTATCAGATGCGCTTGGATGGGTTAAATCAACATATAAAGATGTTACTAGCGTTATTTCAAAAGGGCCTAAAGGTGTTGTAGAAGCTATTTACAACGGATTAGGATTAGATGATTTAGAAAATGACTTTCCGCCAGTTGTAACTAGGATGGCAAAAGGTTCTGCTCAAACAGCACAAGATAATTTTGTAAAATTCTTACAATCATTTTTCAAAAAAGCTGAATCAGATGCAGGAGGTTCACAAGGCTCGCCATCTGGTTCCGGTGTTCAACGTTGGGCTGGACAAGTTAAACAGGCGCTTGCAGCTAACGGCTTGAGCACAAGCCAAGACATGATTGACCGTGTGCTCCGTCAAATTTCTTCTGAATCAAGCGGAAATGAAAAAGCCGTTCAAGGGAACATCGGAGATATTAACAATATCACTGGTGACCTTGCTAAAGGGTTGATGCAAACAATTTCAGCAACATTTAACGCATATAAATTCCCTGGACATGGCGATATTTTTAATGGATATGATAACTTATTAGCTGCTCTTAATTATGCTAAAAGCCGTTATGGTTCAAGCTTGTCATTCCTTGGGAATGGACATGGCTATGAAAATGGTGGAATCATAAATGCTCATGGTTTCTATGAAATTGCTGAAGGAAATCGTCCTGAGATGGTTATCCCCCTTGACCCACAGAAGAAATCAAGAGCTAATCAGCTATTAAACCAAGCTAAACAAACAATTAATTCAAATTCATCACATCAAAGTAATTCTTTAGGAGATGGTGGACAGTTAGTTGTTTTAGTTTCAAGTATTTTAACACTATTAAAAAACGGTCAAGCAGATCCCATTATCCAACTTATGTTAGATAAAAACAGTTTTGCACAAGAATTGGCAGAGCCGATGAACAAACAATTAAGTGTTTTAAATAGCCGCAATAAAATAATAAATGCAGGAAGGACAACATAATGACATTTTCAGTTAATTACAATGGTGTTGAACTATCTGAATTAGTAAGTGGATTCACAGCAATTGATAGAGGGTTTGGTTCAGTATGGAATAATACATTATCAAATCAAGTAGCCAGATACGGTCAATCATTTGTGAAGAATTCATTAAGTGCAAAAACAATTACTATTACCATTAGAAAAAGTGGAATTCCAAGTGATTGGATAGCCTTAAGAAAAGAATTAGCAAAGGTGCTGGATGTCAATGAACCAGCGCCTTTAATTTTTGGTGATGAGCCTAATAAAGTTTGGTATGCAGTAGCAGATGGAACTCAAGCCTTATCAGAAGATATCTCTAACTTAGTTGCTACTGGAACTCTTACATTTATAGTCCCAGAAGGGCACGCTTATTCGACATATACTAATGTTTTAAACTCAGATAATTCAGGTGGAGTCAATGGTTCTATCACTCCTAATGCTGATGGTTCGGTTGATATCACAATTAATAATCAAGGAACATTACCGACTTGGATTGATTTAAAGCTTACCAATAATCATGACAATGGGTATTTTGGTATTGCTGGGGTTAACGGAAGCTTAGAATTAGGTAATCGAGAAGAAGTTGATGGTGTTACTATCAAGCATAGCGATATTCTTTATGATAGTAAAACTGATCCTAAATTTTCTAAATTTGTATCAGCCGCAGGTCAACCCCATCCAGAATGGACTGGTGCAGGAACAAATGGAACAATTGGGTATCAAGAATATAATTATAAATCTTCCAATGGTAAACAGAAAACAATGAAGGGTGTTAAGTTAATTGACCCTGGAAGTCAGACAGGCTTTCGTGGGGGCATGACAGAACTTGTGTTACCCCCTGATTCAAATGGCGATTATGGTGCAGTTAATTTCTACGCTTGGTTCAGACTTTTTACATGGACAACTTCCCTTGGTCAAACTGGGGTGATGCAAATCCTATTCACTGATAAAAATGATAAATTTGTTGCTGGATATGGAACATTAAAAGATGATAAAACAGGAAATATTGGGACTGTTGGATTTTGGATTGGCGGACCTAACAAAGGGCAATGGAAACATATTCCTTATGTCGCAAATAATGGAGAACAAACTGGATTAAAAGATAATAATACGATGCTTAATGATAATCGAGGGCAATTAGACTTCGCTAAACAAGGAGCAACTCTTGGTTTTTATTGGAAAGGTGGCCATCAAACAATTGTAGTTCCAGAACTTAAAGATGTCGCAATTCATAAGGTTAAGTTCTTCTTTGGGAACTGGTCAACTAACCCAAGAGGAACGATGACACATATGGTTATTCGTGACTTTTGGTGCCGCAAAGACTTTGTTAATACATGGAATGACTTACCAAATCGCTATAAAAATGGCTCAGTCGTTGAAATTGATATGGCTAGTGGTAATGTATCCAAAGATGGAATATCAGCCATTACAGAGGTAGTAAATGGAACAGAACCTTTCAGTATTCCACCTGGAATTAGTCAGATCAAAATCATTCAATCATCTTGGAATAATACACCACCAGACGTTGAAATATCATGGCAAGAAAGGATTTTATAATGCTCATTAATGTTTTAAATGGTTCATTAAAAAAAGTAGCGATCTTAAGTAATGAACTTCCCAATGCACCTAGTTATTATAACGATGAGTTTCATGACTATTTAGAACAAGGAGCAACTACATTTAGTTTTACAGTTGCTAAAGTGATTAATAATCAGCTACAGGATTATACACAATTCTTAAGTGATCAAAGTTATTTTAGCTTCAGGAAAAATGGTCGAGACTACTTGATGACTCCTTCATCCGAGCAATCAGTTCATGAAACAAGTACTGAAATTTCATTTTTCTGCGTTTCTTTAGACCGAGAACTTATTAATGAGCAAGCAAATTCATTAGCGAATACTGCAAGCCATAATATTCAATGGTATTTTGACCGAATGGGTTTAATCTCTAGAACTAAAATTACTATTGGAATTAACGAAGTTTCAAATCTAACACGAGTGATTAATTATGATGCGCAAGAATCTAAATTATCAAGACTTATTTCGGTAATCAATAATTTTAACGCTGAATTTGATTTTGTAACGACTTTAAATAATGATGGTTCTCTTGGAACTGTTGTTCTAAATATCTATAAAGAAAATGACGGTCAAAATATTCAAGGTGTGGGAACAAAACGTGATGATGTCAGACTAACATTTGGTAAAAACATCGAGGATGTCGAAGTAGATGTTAGTGATGACGGATTTTTTAACGCCGCTTATATGACTGGTGCTGACGGTTTTAGTTGGAAAAATTATGATTTCAGTTATAAAAATTCAGACGGTGTAGAAGAGTTCTATAAAAGAAAGGGTTCTGAAATAGCTTATGCTCCATTATCTGCCAAAATGTTCCCTTCTCAATTGAAAACAGACAAAGGAGACATTTGGACAAACTCGGACCGAACTACTGAATATAAAAATGCCAATGATATGTGGGGCTATATTGTCAGTCAATTTAAGCAATATGCCTACAAACAAATCACATATACCGTTACTCCTTCATCTACTTTAGTTAATCAACTTATTGGAGATGGAAGACCTCTCCAAAAGGGAGATACAGTTATTATCCAAGATGATAACTACATGGATATTGATGGCAATGTTGGTCTAATTTTATCTGCAAGAGTCTCTGAAATCATTACATCAGATACAAACCCTGCTAATAATAAAATTGTTTTTTCAAATTATAAAAAACTAAAGAGCGAGGCTTCTTCTGATATCAAAGCGATTGTCAGTCAGTTAGTCAATGATGCTACACCGTATTTCGCAGACATAGCAACTTCAAATGGAGTTCAGTTCAAAAACGGCACTGGTTCAACAACTTTATCAGCTCATATCTATAAAGGCTCTGCAACGACTGAAACAACCGCAGACAGCTACGAATGGTCAAAAGACGGAACGGTTGTCGCTCCAACTCAGACTATTACAGTTGATGCCAGCGGAGTAACTGATAAAGCAGTTTATAGTTTTAAAGCAACGGTTGGTGGAAAAGTAGTCGGTAGTCAGTCGGTTACCATCACTAATGTAGATGATGGAACAAATGGACGTTCTGTTACAAACGTTTCTCAAAAGTGGCGTTTGACAACGACTACTGCAACACCAACGCAAGCTTGGTCAGACGCAGGTTGGCTCACTACTCAACCAACAACGACAGCTACTAATAAATATCTATGGTCTATCACTCGAACAACTTTCAATTTAGCACCTTTAACGCAAGATGTTATTGAACAAAAAGCAGTTTATGGTGATAAAGGCGATAAGGGAGATACTGGAAATGATGGGAGAGCAGGTAAGGACGGTGTTGGACTACGTTCAACCACAGTTACATATACTATATCTTCAAGCGGTACAGTTACACCAACAACTGGCTGGACTTCACAAGTCCCTACTCTAGTCAAAGAACAACATCTCTGGACTAAAACATTATGGACATACACGGACAATACCAGTGAAACAGGCTATTCAGTATCTTATATTGCAAAAGATGGAAACAATGGTACAAACGGAATAGCAGGTAAAGATGGTGTCGGTATTAGCAATACTATCATTGAGTATGTTGGCGCAGTTTCTGGTACTAGTAAGCCTACCGGTGGTTGGAGTACCACTATTCCAACAGTACCAGCAGGTCAGTATCTTTGGACGCGCACCACATGGCAATATACAGATGGTACGTCAGAGCAGGGATATATCAATGCTTTAATGGGACTGACAGGTGCCAGTGGTAGAGACGGAATAGCAGGTAAAGATGGTAAGGGAATTAAAGCCACGGCAATCACTTATCAAGCAAGTACTAATGGTACCACTGCTCCAACTGGTACATGGTCAACTAGTGTCCCTAGTGTGGCTAAAGGTAGTTTTCTGTGGACACGCACCATCTGGACGTATACAGATAACACTACAGAAATTGGATATGCTGTAGCCTATATGGGTACCAATGGTAACAACGGTACTAATGGAATTGCTGGTAAAGATGGTACTGGTATCAAAACTACGACCATTACCTATGCAGGCTCAACAAGTGGAACAACAGCACCAACTAGCGGTTGGACTTCTACAGTTCCGACAGTTGCAGCAGGTAGTTATCTGTGGACTAAGACCGTTTGGGCTTATACGGACAATACCAGTGAAACAGGGTATTCAGTTGCGATGATGGGAGTTAAAGGCGATAAGGGAGATCAAGGTATTCAAGGTATTCAAGGTGTTGATGGACGTCAAGGGGTTCCTGGACCTAAAGGTGCTGACGGAAAAACGCAATATACACATATCGCTTACGCAAATAGTGCCGATGGCGTAACTAATTTTTCAACTTCTGATTCTAATCGTGCCTATATCGGGATGTATGTTGATTTTAATGTCAATGATTCAACCACTCCTGGTGATTACTCATGGACGCTTATTAAAGGAGCGGATGGAACGCAAGGTACACCGGGTAAAACTGGGACAGACGGTAAGACACCATATTTTCACACAGCATGGTCTTATAGTGCTGACGGAACTGATAGATTTACGACTGTTTATCCGAATTTGAATCTAGGAGATAACACTAAAACGTTTGTCGATACAGAGGTTGATGGAAGTAATCTAAGAGGTTCTATCAGAATTGAACCAGCGACTCAAAAAACACAAGATGGAGATATTAATTATTTAACCTTCAAGCCAACTAGAGATGGTTATGATTGGTTTAGATTCTATTTAAGACCAAATTCAACAATGCCTAATATGACGAAAGTCGCGATTAAACCAAATACAAAATATACATTTAGTG